AGCGTCGTTGTGCCCTGCTCCACAAGCGATTGGATGGCCAAGCCCGACGATGCATTGCTCTGCTGGCCCATCATTGCGCTGTAGACGCCGGCGGCTTCCTGAATGGCCTGCTTGCGTTCCTGCATGATCTGGAACTGGAACTGCGACAGTTGCATGTTCTCGTCCACGCGGATCGCCGTCTGGCCGCCCTTGCGCATCGGGTTCGTCACGATGAAGGCGTCGGACATTCCCATCTCGCGGGACGCGTCCGAAAGCGTGTTGTATTTCTCGTCCAGCGCATCGCTGTCTATCTGCGTGCGGCGCGCTGACAGCAGCCACATCATCTTCTGCGCGCGGGCGTTGAGCTCGTCCTGCGGCGACAGCATGGAGCGGATCAAGCCGTACGGTACGCCGGTCAGATCCTCCCGGTAGCCCCAGAACGGGATATAGGGGAAGCGCCGACGATTCGTGGAAACGTCACGAACTCGGTGCGGTCCGATGTGGAAAGCCACGCGCACCTTGTCGTATACCGCCACCTTCGGCTGAACCATGCCGGTGGCGACGATCGCGCGGTGCTGCGGATCCGCCTGGTTGAACTCGATCACCCGGCCGCCGGGCAGACGCAGCACTAGGCCGCGAATCCAAACCCGGTACCAGACCTCGAAGCAACTGACTCGGCCGCGTTCGGTATCGCGCCATTCGTAATCGTCCCACGACACGCGCTCCTGCTCTAGCCCGTGCGCGAGGTTCAGGCTCACACGATTATCCACGGTCAGGAAATCGGCCCAATCGCGCCAGCCATGCCCCGCAAAGCGGATCAGATCGGCATGTTCAGGAAAGAATGACGCCAGATGATCGGCGTCGTACCAGCGGCGGCGCACCACGTATCGGGCGTCGGACCAATCGAGCTTCTTGCTGCGCCAGTCCCAGTACATTTCCCGCCGGTGCACCGATTCGACGCGGTACGGGTAATTGAACGGGTTGGAGTCGCGTGACACCTCGACGCAGCCGAAGCCCGCCTTTATCTGCTGCGCGTACGCCTCGGATGTGGCCATGTCGGCATTCGCCTCGCGCTCCGCCTCGTGAATCTTGGCGGAGAGCGCTTCGGCCACCTCGGTGTGCTGCTCGTCGTCCGCACCCACGCGCCAGTCGGTGCGGGTCTTGGCCTCCATGCCGAGCACCGCGTCCACCGTAGGCTTGATCAGGTTGGTGACCAGCGGGCCAAGCCCGCGACTGTCGAGCCGCTGGATGGTGTCAGCATCCAATTGATTGCCGTCGTAATAATCGACCGCCTTGTCCGCCTCGCGGCGCCACGCCGGCTGATTTTGGATCTCGCCCATCCAGCGTTCCAGGCTTTGCAGCTGGAGCGCGTGCGGATCCCGCGGAGCATGGTCGCGCGCAGACGCAGACTTGTCGTCCTGCTGGTGCAGCAGCGCCAAGCCGTTTACAGCGTCGTTCATCCTCGCCATCCTTCGCGGTGTATCTTCAATTTCTGTGTGCTCCTGACGGTCGCGAATCGCAGCGACATGAGGCCATAACGGCTGGCAGAGATCGCGTCGTCCATCTTCTTGACGACCACGCCATCCTTGCGGTGGTAGAGCCTGTATTCGGAAAGCCAGTCTTCCAGGTGCGAAAAGACCTTGAACTGCCCTTTCACCATCCGATCCAGCATGATCTGGATGCCCGCTTCCACGCCTGAGGATCCGTCCTCAAAGCTGGCCCGGTCGGGCAGCATGTTGACGTTTTCGCGCTGATACGCATCGCGCATCGGCACGCCGGTGTCTTTCTGGGCCTGCAAAGCATCGTGCGGCCATGCGACCGGTATCCAGTCGCCTTTCGCGCGGATCGCGGAGGCATGCACCGATACCGTCTTCTGGCGCGCCTTGTACACGTCGTACAGGTAGACGATGTCGGCGTCCGGGTTCAGCGCCATCCAAACCGCAGAAGTGGGGTGATCCCATCCCAGATCGAGGCCGACGATGCGCGGCCAGTTCTCCGGGATGCCGAACGCCGGCACCACGATGTCCGATTCCGGTACCGGGAACACGGCGCCGCTTCCCAGCACTGGCTTGCCGTAAGCTCTTGCCTCCCGCTCATGCGCCGGATAGGTCGCAATGATCGTCTCGGCCTGCTCACGGGTGTAGTGGCCGGCGTCCAAGATGCCCATGAACACCACGGCCGTGCCAGGGGCCTTATCCACCAGAAAGCGCATGACCGTCTCGGACATGCCCTTGAGCGGCGTAAACGTCAGGTAGACCGGCCCCAGCGTGGTATTCGTCCGGGTCAGCCCTTCCATGTAGATGTCGTGCGGCGGTTCTTCGTCGAACCACACGAAATCCAGCGTCTCGGCCTGGAACTTCTCGCGGCCTTGGTCATACGACCGAAAGCCCAGGATGCTGTGGCCCGCCTGAACATCACCGCCGCCACCGTGGCGCACCACTACCTGCGCCTTGGCATTGGCGATGCCACTACGGGCGCTCACCTCAGCGATCGCATCGGCCGGAATAGCAGCGTGCCCTTGATCGCTTTCGATGCCCGGCCGCCCGAGCAACAGCCGCTGCACGCCGTCGCGCGTCAGTTCCGCGGTGACCGATGCCGCCCACCCGGCCGTGGGCTTCTCGAATACCTTGCCTTCCCACCAATCCGGGTACCGGCCGGTGAGGTGCATCGCCGTCTCATAAGCGCCCGAGTAGGTCTTGCCCAGCTGGTTGCCCGCAGAGAACAGCCGTTCCCGTGTCGTGGCGCCCAGCGCGTGGAAGTCTTCCTGCTTGGCATACGGCCGGTAGTACTTCAGCCGATTGCGCTTCGCCCGGTACGCACGTTCCTGCAAGGCGGCAGCCAGCGCGACGCGAGGATTCGCGACCGCCATACCACCTGCTGCCATATCAGTGCACCGTCTTGCCGCTGGCCTTGCTCACGCCCATGCGCGACAGGATCTGCTCGACGGGCACACCTTCCAGGCGAGCAACCTCGGCGGCGGATGCACGAATCTGGCTTTCCACTTCTTCGTCTGTGGCGGCAGCCAGCGGCCCAGAGCGGACTTCCTTGCGATCGACCAGCAGGCCGAAATACTTCATCGCCGTGGTGATCGACGTGTTCTTGTCGAACGTCTTCACCTTCTTGGTGAGGCCAATCAGCTCGCGCTCGGCGCCGACGCCTTCGAACTCTTCCATGACCTCGATCTGGGCAAGCGCGGCGGCGGTGTCGTCGTCCAACTCGGTCGGGTGCTTCATCGAACCGTCGGGGTTGTATAGCCTGCGCACGTCGAACGTCACGAGCCTGGCCAACTCTTTCAGCACGCGCTCAGCCGTAAATTCCAGCTTCGTGGCGATCCGCGTCTTGCCCGACTCGATAGCCCGGGCAACCATAACGTTCGATAACAGGCGGGACGACTGTTCTTGCGCCGTGTGCGCGCTATATCCCGCACGAATTGCAGCCTGTGTCGCGTTCAGGTCGATCAAGTACTCAGCGACGAAACGCTCCTGACGAGCGGTAAGGGCTCGCTCAGGCGGTGGGGTCTTGCTCTTGGGCTGCGCCTTCGGCTTCTTGGCCGGCGCCGCTGGTTTCTTCGTTGCCATCAGGCGTTACCTCGGATGTGCCTTCCACACTGCGACGCAGGCGCAAGCGGGTGCGCTGGTGGTGCCATTGGATGGATTCGTTCACGCACTTCAGGGCAAGTGCATTTTCCAGGCAGGCGTAGGGCCCGGACTGGAAGCCTCGAAGGCGGTCGGCCACGATGGCCAGTAGCGTTTCATTGGTGAGGCCGTTGACGCCTACCTCTTGGATAGCGCCATCCTGGAAGCGAATAATCGTCTTGGACGGACCGCTGGCCAGATCCACGCCGATGACGTACTCGTGATTGGCGTTCCCGTTGCCCGGCTCGTCGGTCGCGGCCACTGTCACCGGGCCGTCGGCGGCATCGCAAAAGTGATCGTTGATGATGTGGGACATGGCCGCTCCAGACGCAAAAGAACCCCGCTCGGCGAATGCCTGCGGGCTTCAAAAAGAAAGAAAGCTATCGCTGATCGGGTGGAATCCAATCCTTGGGCGGCCGCCATCCCGTTTGCGTTGGCTTCGGCTCCCATCCGCTCAGTTCGACCGAGCCGGCACAGCCCACGATCGCTGTCCAGGAGTTCTTGCTGGTCGATTGACCTTCACCGACTGTGAACGCAATTCCCCAAAGCCGAGAACTTGGCGAGTATTGAATTTCGTCTTGAAGAAAGCGGTGTTGTGCCAAGAAGGCTACTGCGAGCTTGTCGGGATTAAAAAATCGCGTCCCGCTGCTCTCCATTCGTTGCGTTACGGCCCGCTCCAGGAACTCAGGCGTCCGATCTGGGCAAGGCGGTCCCGGCACGTACGGCCGATTCAGAAAGTAGAAGAACACCGTCCCAAGCGCAATGGTCAAAATAAACGACGTCGAAGCCCGCATATTCTTCCTATCGGTTGTGCAAGCTATCAGCAGATAGCGAGTGGCAGAGCAAGGAAGATAGCAAGGTTTGGCCGTTCTTCGACCGACTATGGTGTCGGCCGCCAGAAACTGAGTTCGACATAGCCGCTGCAATGCACGATCGCAATCATCGTGTTCGAACTGGTGGATGCACCCTCTCCAACAGTGAACGGGACGATCCACGATCGAGGGTCGGGCGAATAGCCATACTCGTTACGGAGAAAACGGTGTTGTTCAAGAAACGGAGTGGCGACCGGATGCGGAGGAAAGGCCCAAGACGTGCGGTTTTTCATGTGGCGAAACACCGCCTGCTCGAGTTCCTCAGGAGTTCGATCGGCACACTGCGGTTCGGGGACGATTGGCTTGCTGATCTGATAAAAGCCAGCAGCACCCAGCGCAAAAATCACGAGAGCTGGGATCCACCACCGCATCTACTTTTCACCTATAAAAAAGCCCGCTCGGCGAAGGCCTGCGGGCTCGGGGCGCACTGATGAACAGTGACTAATCGAGGCGTATTTTAGGAGTGAAAATCACAACTGACAAGATATTTCGTCAGTTGCGTCCCTATCCGGTTAATCCGCACTCGGAGAACAGCGCGGCGATCGCCTCCATTGCGCGAGCTTCTTCCCCCTTTTTTCCTGCGCCACGCTGCCCATCTGCTTCCTTGGTCGTCCTGCTTCCTCGCAGCCAAGTCACCAGCAGGCCGTTGTGCTTCGTCGCTGTATTTGTGCTCACGTTCGCTCGCGATGCCGCGTCCTGCAGTAGCAATTTCTTCCCGAAGTATCGAGCAATGATCGCGTCGCGCAGTATCCGAGAGGTGACATGCGACGAAAGGGCGTCAGCCACGGCATGGTCGGAGATCACGCGTATCGCGGCCAACCAATCATGATCGTCCGCAGGGCTGCCGCAACACGGGCAGTTCGCCACGCGCTCGCCGAATCGCGCCCAAAGGATTGCCTGATGCAGGCGCGACAGCGATGTCACCTTGCTCAGGATCATGCCCGCCTGCCCTGCTCCATCCAGCCCGCCGAGCCCCTTCCCGCTACCTCCGCCCTTATCGGCCATCCTGGCCATCATCGGGCGCTCGACCGCCTGCGCCGAGTAATTGAATGCGAACGTTAGCGCGGCGTGCGCACTCGTAAATAGCCGTTCTTCCATAATTGCCGCTCCGTTGTTGGCCTGATCCTTCGCCATACCGCTCCCCTGTTTCATCTCAAAATTGACCACGACGCCGGCCCTACCGGTTCCCATCGCGCAGCCACTCCCACCAAATCCAAATTGCGATGCCTGCCCAAAGCGCATACTCGAGCGCCATGTATCCGTTCTTCACGCCACCTCCCGCACGGTGATGCCGTGAACGTGAAGCATCAGCTTCCGCTTCATGACGTAGTCGGGCGTCTTCACTCCTTTCACGTCTTCCACCACCTCGCGCCCGTCCTGCTGATAGGCGAAGTCGGCCACGTAGGTGCAGGCGCGCTCAGCGCTGCCGTCGGCACGGCGTTGCGCTGGGATCAGCGTGAACTTGACCTGCAGCCGAAGGTCGCTGATCGCACCGGCGGCGAGCAATGCGCGCAGCTGGCGGTACCGCACGGATTCGCGCTTGCTGTCGAAAAGGATTTCGTCCACCGCGGTCTTCTCGTTTCGGTACTTGCTCTTGCGCGGTGGGCGGATGCGGGGATGGCCGGCAACGTATTGCGCGGCGCTCATGCGGGTGCTCATGCTGCCTTCCTTTGGGTCTTCAGCCAGGTGACGCGTGCTGTGGCGACGCCGGACGGGGCGTTCTTGAATTGGTCGCACTGGCGCGGGTAGATCAGGCTCATGAATTCCGCTGTGGTCAGGTGCGCGCAGCGGGCGTAGCCCTGGCGGGCCATGGCGCCAGCGCCCTTCGGATCCGCGCTGGTGCAGTCGATGCACTGGACCGTCATGACCGGCCTCCACGATGGCGATAGCCGTAGTCCTGCTCGCCGGCGGCACCCGTTCGGAAGATGTCGCCAAGGCGCGCGCCATGACGCGACAGGTTCCCCATCAAAAGCCCGAAGCCGACGCACTCGGCGAGAACGAAGCACAGCAATATCAGATTGGATTGATCCATCGCTATAGCGCCTGTCGGTTTGGCAGGAGTTGCGCCGCAGTTGCCGGATCCATACGGGTGAAACCGAGCCCCCGTCGATCGGCGCCGCGTGCGATCACCACCTGCGCCCGCTTTGGGTCGCCGATCAACACTGGCGGCGGCGTGTCGAACCCTTCGCGCCCGTTCTGAGCCTCGGCAATTCCGATCATGGTGCGCGGGTAGTCCGTCGCATCGTTGCGCAGTCGGTAGCCGCGATAGCGGTTCTCGAACTCGTTGCGCACGAACGGCCACTCCTTTCCGTCCTTCGCACCGATCGCCACCCACCCGCCCATATCCTGGATCACGGCGTGAATAATCGGGTCGTCGAATGCCACAGTCTGGTAGGGGCCAACCTGGCGCACCGCAAGATCAACCTTCGACCATGCCACGAGTGCACCGTCCTTGGTCGATCCGTGCAACAGCTTCACCACGTCGGCCGGCATTGGCGCAAATTGGCCGTTGTCAGGGTTTACGCAGTGACGGTTGAATGCATCCTTCACCGCCTCCAAGTCGAAAGGCTTGGTAGCTTCCCACCAGACGCCAAGCGAAAAAGTCGAAATCGGCTTTTTGTAAAACGCCTGTACGTTGCTGACCAACGTGTAGAGTTCTTCACGCTCGGACTCTTGCATCACTTCCTCCCTAACGCACGCTGCACGGCGTCGCGGTTGCTTGCTTCCAGGGCTTCCTGGCGATTAAGTTGAGTTGCCGCCGCCTGTATCGGTGGACGGCCGCTGGGCGGGAACAAACCCTGGTAGCCGCCAGCTATGCAGTGCTCGACCACGGTGGTCGGATCCCAACCGTCGGCGCGATATGCGGTCAACTTGCCGATCTGCGAACGGGCGGTCTCTTCGGTGATGGGCTTCTTGATCTCGCCGCGGTGCTTGACCCACCGAGCCCAGAGTGCGGAAGGCAGCCAGTCTGGCAATGCGATCGATTCGGCGTCGAACCCTCGCGAGCGCTTGCGCTCCGCCTTGATGGTTATTGATGGTTCTATTGATGGTTCATTGACGGTTATATGCGGGTGCAACCCGTTGCACCCTTTAGCGTCGCCAATTGCACCCTTTGTGTTGTTAGTTGCACCCTTTGCGTCGTGGATTGCACCCTTTTCGGGGGGTGCAATTTCTGCACCCTTTATCCAGTCCGGTGAAATTCGGTATTCACGGCGCTGATTACGGCCGCCATTGCCCGAGTTCACCAGGATGATCCACCCAGCCTCTTCCATCCGACGCAGTTGATACTGCACGGATCGTTCGGACTGGCGCGTCTTATCGGCAAGCGACTTGATCGAGGGATAGATCCCGGATCCGTCATCGCTCGAATGGTCGGCAAGCGCGAGCGCGAGCAGCATCTCGCCGCCGCCGTTCGGGTATCGCTTGAAAACCATGGTCATTACTTCGACGCTCATTGCATGCGCCCTTAAAACGGATATGTGTTGATGTCAGGGACGGGGATCGACGCCGGCCAACGGCCAAGCGCCACCAGCGCACGCACGCTTTTCACGTGTGCGTCCCACCAGATGCGTTGGCGCTCCTGGCGGCTCCATCTGCTGCCCTGATCCAGTTCGCGATGAAGATCGCGGGCGATCGCTGCTACGTAGACATCACTCGCCTTAATCCGTCCGCCTTTCCCATGGCAAGCCCAGTTGCTGTGCGCGGGGTCGGTTTCCCCGACTCGCCCTGTAATCTGGCAAGGTAGGGTCTTAAAGATGTCGAGCAGCGCACGGCTGCGCACGTAGGGGAAACCACCAAGGCGTGGCGCGCGGATGCGCGTGCGCTTCTTCTGTTTGAAGGTGGACCGCGACAGCGATACGGTGCCGCGCGCCATTGGCGACTTCCGGACGAGCCTGCCTTGTTTCATGCGCCAAACCCCGCGAGCAGCCCTTCGATAGCAGCACTGGCGGCAACGTCCCCGATCTCGGGCCACAAGAAGCGTGTCGACTGCACCGTTCGAAGAAATGACGTGACCTTGATGTGGTGTTCGTAAAATTCCGCATCATCCAGGCTGTCGTAGGCAATTGAGAGAGGCAACGCCACCAATCGGCCCTTCGGTCCTGGAACGAACGTACAGTGCCCGGCGCCCACCTCAACCCATTTGCGCAGGTCCTCGGAGTTCGCGAACTGTTCCTGGTTGTCGAACAGTGCGCCGAGCATGGCAAAGTGCAGTCGGTGGAACTTGGGGCTTCGCGGGAAGCGATGTTCGAACGTGATCGTGTCGCCCGGACGCAGTAGGCCGAGCTTCTTCTTAAAGCGCGCGTATCCACGGCAATCTGCCGGCGTCAGACCATCCAGCTTGCCGAGCTCGTCCACGCGAAGCGCCAACTTAGCCATGGCGCCCTCCCAGCAATCGGCCCCGGACCAGCATCACCGGCCGGATGTTGTTGTGCGTAATCGTGCACGCCCGACGGCGCCCTTCCTTCAGCACGCCTAAGTCGAGAAGCTCCTTCACTCGCCCCGCGACACAATTGATGGCCATACCGGTCCCACTCGAAAGCTCGATGCGCGAGAAGTCCGAGCCCGGACGCTTCGCGATGAAATCGACAATTTGCTGCTGCTTTGGGCCCAGCTTCCCTTCCGTCTGCAGCTGGGCGTATGCCTCTCTGCTGGTGTCTCGAACGTTGGTGCGCATGGTCAGCCCACCGTACCTACGCGAGCGCGGATGTAGCGGATCGAGCCGAACGCATGCTGTTCCAGCACCGCACGCACATACTCCGCCTTCGTCTTGCCGGAAAGCCCCGCAAGCGACGCAATCGCGTCATACAGATCCTCCGGGACAGGCGTATCAAGCCTGGCGGTACATTTGCCGCCGCTCGTATCGCCGCCTATGCGCGACTCCTGGGACTCAATTTCGGGAAGCATCGGATACCTATCGGATAAAGGTCGCATTCACGAAACGGTGCGTTTCCAGTGCAATGCGGTTCTGCCAATCAACTACGTTGAAAAGAGAACGAAATGGAAAAGTGCCAAACTGAACTGCTGTTGGAACGCGCCCAGGACATAGCGCGTCGATTTTTTGAAGAGCCGACTGATGCGGCGGTAATGCAGATCTTTCAGCGTGTCTGCGTGGAGCACGACATGGCTCAGGAGCTACGCCTCGGAGCCTCCTGCCATTGATCAAATGTCTGTCGGACCGATCGGAATGCGCTTGTCCGGCGCCGGATCGTTGGCCGCCATGTCACTGTCTTCATTCATCGACAGCCACAGAAGCGAACTGAGAGCATCGCGGGTAAAAATTAGGCCTGCTGACCCGCTGTAAACGATTAGCGAACTCATGCGGGCACCGGCGAAGATCCCGCAGGGGCGGGTAAGTCTGGCCATATCAACCAGTAATCGTCAGGTCGAAGTTCCTGGCGAGTTACTGCTTTGTCAGTTGCGCGCTCGATCGCCAGACAGTTTTCTGGCGAAGGTAAACGCCCGGCATAGCGGTGCTGCCACTGTCGTATCTGAGCGTCGCTTTTGACGTCATAGCCAAGATGAAGAATTCGTCGGCGCAATTCTGGTACGGTCGGCGAACCAGGAGCGGAGAGGTATGAGTTCAGGTCCATACGCCGATACTAGTAGCATTAGCTACCGATGTAAAGTAGCTTTTGCTCTGATAGCGCATGCTACGTTTCTGCCATGAACGAGATCAAACTATCCGAGTACCGAATGGCGCGCCTGCAAGCTGCCATCGATAAGCTCGACCAAGGCAATAAATCAGCCTTTGGTCGTCGTCTCGGCTATAAAGACGGCGCGTTCATACGGCAGCTGATGAGTGGCCTGCGCCCCATCACAGAGAAGACTATTCGTCAGATCGAAGGCTTGCACGGCATGGCTGGTTGGTTCGAGCCGTCAGCCAACGACAAGTCCGCGCCTGCACCAACGCTCGCCTCTTGGCCCTTCGCCTCGATCGACGAGCGAGACGTTCGAGAATTGGCACCGGGTGACCTCAAGGCGCTTGAGGGGGCACTGGCACTCGCCATAGCCCAACTCAAGCTCAACTTGAAGGTAAGCCCGCCCGTCCCCGTTGCGCGCGCTACACAAAGCAAGGCAATCGATCTCAGCTCGGTTGAAGAGCCATTTCCATTTGTCCCTTCTAAACCGATGCCATGGGAGCTTCCAACCGCAACGTCAATTAGGCCGGAGCCGCGCGAGTCTTTGCGCATTAGCTCAGCGAATGTTGGACATGTTGCGCACGCGGGCTACTCTGCGAACGACCATGAGTTTGTACCGGTTCCCGAATTGAGCGTGCGTCTCGCCGCGGGTGCCCTCGGTATCGAGAACTACCATGAGACGGAAATCGGTGAGATTCAGCTCCGACGATCGTTTCTTGAATCATTCGGACTACCCCTCGACCGCATGAAGATCGTCTATGCAGATGGCAACAGCATGGAGCCGGTGATCCGGCATCAAGGCCCAATGCTGTTTTTTGAAGAAATGGTGACTGACTGGCGTCAAATCGACAGCCGCACCATCTACGCCATTAACCATGGCGGAAAGATGATCGTGAAATGTCTCGTGCGCGCGCGAGACGGAGTTTGGATGGCGCGGTCACTCAACCCAGGCCACAAAGATTTTCCATTGGTTGAAGACGATGGACGCGAAGTGCGGATCGTCGGGAGGATTTTGTGGTCACCCTACGATCTGCGCAATGGCGTCGATGAGCGCCTGGTGCGTCGATAGAAGAGATCGCTTGCAATGAATGTGTCGTCAGCGAAAACCAACATGTCTCGTTTCCTGTGCCTCTGCGCTGCATTTGCGGCCATGACCGGCTGCGCTACTAAAGCCCCAGAAGATCCTAAGCTCAGTGCGATTGCGGCATGGCGCCCCGCTGCTTCCGCTGCGGTGGATGCCGGACAACTCTCCCAGTCGCAGTATCTCCAGCAGCTTTATGAGATCGTTTCCGCACCGCCAGTCGATCGCAGTGATGTGATTTGGATGCGCAGACTTGCGCAAGATATTGATACCAGCGAGAAGCTTGAGCGCGGTTCGATCTCAGAGTCGGAAGCTGTGACCCAAATGCGATTTAGCGAGGTTCGTTACCAAGACGAAATCGACGCATACATGCGCAGCTTAATGCCCGCTCAGGCATCCTGCGTCACTTGGCAGGGTTTCACACAATGCAGATCGCACTGACGTAGCCGAGAAGTCGGCTTGAACGGCAGACCCGCAATGGCGGGTTTTTTTTCGTCCATCCAATTCACCGCATTCATCGCCGGCATGCTCGCCAATCCCCAACTTCCGTCCGTCAGTAGTAGCATTTGCTCTTGACTCAATGAGTAGCGTTAGCTA